CGGGAAAACCTTAGATTTATGTGATAAGGAATCTCAACCTCCAAGGCATCCATTGTTCTGTTCTGAGTAAGAGCAGAACCAGCGCTACTATGTTTTGCATCAATTATGCCATTATGGGCAGAAGCTGATGTTGATTGTCCTCTCAAAACAGCCTGAGTTGTTAGAGGACGAAATGTAGAAGCAGTAGCACGAGCTGTTGCTCCAGTATATCTCTGAGCGTAAATATTATGAATCTCAGAGTTAGGACAAAACTTGTAGCGAATTGATCCTCTCCATCCAGCAAAGTAATACTTAAAATACGTTAAATACGTAGAATTATTATACCAGAATGGGATGGGACCAATGGCAGAATCCTGCCCAGCAGGATCATAACCTCCAGTAGTAGGAAAAGCTTTCATCACCCACGAGTACTTCTCAGCCGTTGTAGCGGCTGTGAAAACACCCATGGTTCTCCACAGGCACGACCTTTTGAGTAATTGTCTGATGGACATGATTCTTTCTCCATAGTACATAAGAGGTTTTTCTGGTCTCGTTATTACTACTGCAGTGGTAACATCAACGACATTCTCTCCCTCAGGTGAATTCTCATCCACTGGGGTAATCTCTGTAGCTGAGGCTTGAACCTCATATTTAAAGAGAGAAGAGATATCAATCTTAGATTCTCCACTAATAGTGACAATAGGATCAGGGAAAACCTGAATGTTTTCACCTCGTGGATTAACTAATTCAAAATCATCACCAGCACTAATAGAGACCAAAATATGTGCTGATGATACTGCATCTGGGACAACTAACTCGTTGATGACTTGTACATAAAGAACCCCGTTAGCAAAGTCACGATGGACAATGCGAGCTTCTGGTACAGCTGTTTGCCAAAAATCTCGAGTATTTGTCCCATCACACTCCAGATAAGGTCTATCATTCTGCCAATTAACGGCCAGAGTGATATCCCTTGCCTCGGCAAGATCGAGGACGGTATTGAAGGTTGTGTTGTAGGGATTAGTCCCTGAACCTCCATAAGGGTCATAGATGATACCCAATCGTCCTCGGTGATACTGAGAAGCAATAACCTGGAATCGAAATTTGATGGTACCACTCCACTCGGAGAAAGCACGAGATAGAAAAGACAAAGAGGTAGGTATTATACGAAAACCTCCAGGCTCTGCATCACGCCTCTCAGCCATGGGATCAACATCAATAGAGAACAAATAGTCAGATAGGGCAGCAGTGACAGGCCATTCAAATTGTGTCAAATACGACTCAACCTGTGACATATGTTTTATAGTAAGCTCATCGGTTCCATCAAACCCAACGGTTGAAGGATCAATAGTGAGCTCCTGCTTCCCAGTAACAGTCAGTTTCTGAGAGGTATCACCCCCCTCAGTAAGGGCCAGACTGCTTACTACAGTGTTTCTCATTGGCATAACATCAGCCAATTGTATTGGACGAGAATACCCAAATAACTGGGCAATCCCTCCAACGGCTGTCGCTCCCATTTGGGTGGCAGTAGCAAAAGGTCC